AAACGTTGCTCACGGAGACCTTGACCGCCTCCGGGGGCTTTGGCTGCGGGTCGACGACCACCGTCGCGGGGTCTTCCCCGAGCAGTTCCCAGATCTTCTCGATGATGGGCTTCGCGTTCACAAACCCGCTCTGCGCCGTCAAGTTCAGCCCGCGCGTCAGGCGCTCGATCTGCTCGTCCGCATCGAGGCGCACCGTCGCATCCACCCGCGTGGAGTAGCTGACGCCGTTCGCCAGTTCGCGGCGGATCGGTCCGAGTTCGTCGGGGAGGTCAAAGGTGCCGTAGAGCGCCAGGTGCCCCGCCAGCACCTCGACAATGCCGAGAAAGAACTTGCTGACTTTGTCCTGCTCCTGCCCCACCCGCCGCTGGAAGTTTGTCTGAATAATCCCGGCTTCCCGCGCGCTCCGCTCGCCGCTCGAGAACGCCCCGGCCTGGTTCGTGCCGACCTGCCAGATCTCCGTCAGGTCGTTCTTAATGATCCGGTCGAACTCAAACCGCTCCTGCGGGAAGGACGCGCGGGCGACTTCGCCGATGCCCCGGTCGCCGTTGATCATCGGGATGAAGCCCTGGTGCGTGCCCTTTTCGAGCAGGGATTTCGCGCCCGGTCCGACCATCGTCGGGTTGAACCAGCGAATCGGGATGGAGTGTTTCCGCTGCTGCACCATCGCATCGCGCGAGGCTTCCAGTTCGTCCACTTGGAACCGGCCTATGGACGAATCCGACGGCGGCAGGCTGTCGTCGCTAATGTACGTCAGCGTGCAGACCCGGATCGGGTTGCGCGTGACGCCGATCAGCCGCCCGTCCTCCGTCCGCATCTGAGCCTGATACGGTTCGTTGATGACCGGCTCGTCCAGCCCGTCCACGAACACCATGCGCTGCATGGCGCGGAAGTTCGTCTCGTCTGCGTGGTAATAGTGCCGCCAGTAAAAGATTTGCGTGTAGTGGACGACATCCGTGTCGGTGAAATACGTCGTGTTCGTGTTCAGGCTATACGTGCGGCCCGTGGATCGCTTATCCGTGCCCAGCGACGTGTCGAGCTGGGCCGTTGTCAAGCCGAGGTTCGCCGTGGCCTGCGGGCCGGTCATGCGGCCGTCCTCGCCGAGCCAGCGCGCCTTGTCGTAGTTGCTGCCGGTGAAGTCATCCGGCACCAGGAGGTCGGCTGGGCTGATGCGCGTGGCGAGGTACTGGATGTCCACGGGGTGATCGACCGTCTCCGTGGGGAGCTGCATCTGCCCCGCCATGACGGCGGCCTGCATCTCGGGCGGGAGGGTCGCCGGGTCCATCGTGGGCACCTCGCGCGGCTCCGTGCGGAGGTCGCAGGACACCAGCACCGCGCCAATGCCCGAGGCGTTGACCACATCCGCCAAGACTTCCTCGATGGTGCTCCCGAGGCCCGCGTCCTCGATGATTGCGTTCAGTTCCCTGCCAAACGGCGCGATGGCGTCTTTGAACTGGTCGGACTTGGGCGACAGCCGCACTTCCGGCGTCTGGCTGTAAAGCTGCGCGATCTTGGCTTTAGTGAGCGGCCAGTCCTGGTTGACCGACACACCCGAGGAGGACCGGACGCTGATCCGGTCGTAGCGGTCCGCCGTGCGGCCCTGCGACCCCTTGCGGGCATCCACGTTCTCCTGCCACTCGGCCACGCAATCCTCGCGCCGCTTGCGGGAGGCAGCGATCCGTGCCAGCCACGGTTTCCAGGCTTCGCTCTCGATGACCGGCTCGTCCATGCGCCCCTTACACAAAAAAGAGGCCAACGCAGCACCCGCTGCGCGGCCTCATCACCCCGAGGAGGAGACAGATTCCGACGTGCCGAGACTTAGTGCGCCGTGGCGGTCATTTCCGACCAGATCGACGCGATCAGCGTGTCAAAGTCCGGCGCCCATGCCAGGGACCGCATCCGGTCCTCGACCTTGGCGTGCGCGTAGAGCAGGTGCACGCGGTTCTTGGTGTCCCGCGCCACTTCCACCTTGCCGCCCAGATACTTGCCGGCCCGCAGTTCCGCCGCGTGCTGGATGGTCTCGGGCTTCAGGCCGCGCGCCTGCGCTTCCTTGCCGTTCTGGTAGACCGGCACCGCGAAGTCGTCCATGAAGCCTTCGGCCTTCAGGCGCTCCTGGTACTTCGGGTGGCCGTAGCCGATTTCCTGCACCGGGGCCTGCGCCGCCAACTGCTCCAGCACGGTGGCGATGCGGTCGTCGTGGTTCTGCTCACGCTGTCCTGCCATGTCGCTCCTCTCCTGCGCGTTCGGCCTGCGCCCACAACGCGCGGGTGTCAATGCCGAACAGTTCCCGCTCCTCGTCAATCAGCGCCTGCACATCGGGAGGAATCGGGGGCGCCGGAAACCGTCCCGCCCGCACATCCGCCGTCGTCAGTCGCGCCGCCGTCCCGTGGGCCTGCCGCAAATCCGCCCGGTGCCCGTCATACCCGTAGACGTGGGCGTCCCGGCAGAGGCGCGAGGTCGGCGTGATGTAGACCGAGACGCCCAACGCCCGCGCAAACCCAATCCAATATTCCAAGCACGGCCGCTGCACCACATACTCGCCGTGCTCCTCGTAGTTCATGCCCCAGAGGCCGATCTCTGTGGCGCCGGAGTAGAGCGCATACAGCAACATCCAGGCGCCCGTCGAGGTCACATACTCCGCGTCCGTGCCGCCGTGCTGTCGTGCCCACGCCGCGATCTCGTGCCGGGGAAGCACCTGCGCGTTGACCGGCATCGGGTCCGCGCTCTGCACCATCACCGGAGACGTGCGACCGACTCCCCGCAGGAGCCAGGCGCCGTAGTCGTCATCCCAACTCTTTGGCTCGGCCCGCACCACCGGCTGATGCACGTCGAACCAGAGATCCGCCTCGTGTGGCGACACGCCCTTGTGGATACTGGCGTGTGCCCAGACCTCCCACTGCGGGTGGTCCCAGGGTGCCCGCTGCCATGAGAGGGCACCGCCGACAAGCGCGATAGAGCGGGGCGGCCCGAGTGGGCGCCGCCCCGTGGTGTCATGCACTAGCTGGTCGCCACCGCCACCGCCTGCGCGAGGATCGGGCGATTCAGGTAGACGCTGGCGATGATGTCGTCCGCACTCGACGGCTGCGCCGAGTAGGCGTAGGCGCCGAAGATGTAGTCGCCGGCCGCCGCCCCAATGGACGACCCCTGCGCCTGCACATACCCCGTCGTGCCGACCTGCAACTGCCCACCACCCGACGCGATGGTGCCGTTGCTGGAGGCCAGCGCGTTGGAGATGATGCCGTCAATGGCATACCAGCCGTACTTGGCCGCCACGGTCGCGGCCGACGCCACGGCCACGCGACCATTGGCCCCCGAGGCCAGCAACGCCGTGGCGTTGGCGGCCCCGATGGTCACCCAGGATCCCGCCAGCGTGGAGCCCACGCCCAGCAGGTATTTGTAGGTCACCCCATCGCTGAATTGCCGCTCGACGCCGAGCGTGTTCTTCGCGGTGTCGTGGACCTCGGTGTGTTCACCGACGGCCGGAGACGAATCGACGCAATACGCCATCTGACCTCCGTCCTACGTGAACAGCACGCCACCGCGCGAGCGGTTGCGGGTCGCCAACTGGCAGACCGAGAAGATCTTCATGTTGGACATGGCCGCGTTGACGTGGTCCTGCACCTTGCGGCGCTGGCGATACGCGCTCATCACGACGTAGAGCTGCGTGTCCATCGTGTTGAACATCCACGAGCTGTCCGACGTGTATTCGCTCGTGAACAGATACGGGATGTCCTTGAACATCAGCTCCGTGAATCCGCCACTTGCCTTGCTCACGTCGTTGAACCGCTGATTGGCGGTCAGGACCGCCTCGTACAGCGCGTGCTGCGAAGCCGACCCCACCACCACGTTGGGTTTGCGCCCGCCGCTGCCCTTGCGGCTGGAGTTGTAGAGCGTGGTGTAGTCCGCCAGGAGGGTGGCGCCCGTGTCGGTGCCCCAATCCTTAAACTGGTTCTTCCACCAGGTCTCGGTCCCTGCCACGATGGTGCCCACCGTGCCGGTGCCGTCCTCGGTGTAGAGGTCCACCAGCGTGTTGAAGCCGTCCGTGCCGCCCGTCGTCGCGACCATGCCCAATTCGAGGGCCATGTCATGCGAGGTGATGGCATTGTCCACGATGGCGGAGACGAGATCGATCTTCTGGTTTTTCTCGCTGTTGACGGCTTCGTCAAAGAGCGTCCAATTGACCGGCACGACGAGGGGGATCAGCGAATAGCTCGCGGCGGTCAAGACTTCCGTCTTCGACGTGCCGGTGCCGGTCGCGTCAGTCGCCAGGAAGTCGGCGCCGCTGTTGCTACGGTAGTCGAGGGTGAGTTGAAGCGTCG